CAACCCCTTAAAAATTGCAGCCGAGTAGATGTTGCCCATCCCCGCAGCTAGACTCATTATCAATCCACTTGGCGCACTTGTCGATTCCGAAAGGAATACCGAATCGGTTTCAGTTCGGTTTTCAATCGCTGGCACAAAACCTTTTTTGATGTCGTCAAGCAAAAGCAACGTCTCCAAAAGACCGCTTGCGCCCATCGTGTGACCTATTTTTTGCTTGTATGACGTAGCCACAAAATCATTCAACGTACCCAGCAAAGCAGTCTTTTCAGCTTTATTGTTGGACGCGGTTCCCGTCCCGTGGGTTTTGACAATTTTAATGTCTCTTGGCGAAATGCTTCCATAGTGGATAGCGCCCTCCATAGCCTTTATGAAGCCCTCACCATCCTCACACTGCCCGATGGCGTTTGTAGAGGCTTCTGAGGCGCTGTACGCCCCCACCAATTGGGCCAGCGGTATGGTTGCCTTCATTGCAACTGCGCGGTGGCTTTCAAACACTGCCAAGGCAGCGCCCTGACCTACGCGAAAGCCGTAGTTGGCTGAATCGAACGCGGAGGGCTTGATGCCCAAATCCTCCTGCTTTTGGGTAAGTACCGCCTTGGAGTCACCAAAAAACTCAAGAACTGCGTTTGAGACTCCGTCCTCGACCGTCAAGACAATGACGCGGTCAAAGCGGTAGTGGTTGATGAGACTCTGCACGTCCATCATTACCTTGAGGCTAGATGCGCAGGCGCTGGAGTCGGTGGTCACGGAATCCATGTTCCCGAAGGACTGGGCGATGCGCCCCGCATAGACCTGAGTCAGCGTAAACGGCAGGAACTTGTAGGTGTAAGACAGGCGGGTGTCGTACTTGCGTTGGTTTAACCCAGCAAAGTGAGCATTCCCCGCAGCAAGGATAAACGCCGTCTTGCCTACGGGGTTCTCCCGCAGGTAGGTGACCAACTCAGGGTCAAGCACTTTCTCCGCCAACTTGTGGGGAACGTAGACCAAGCCAGACTTGACTCGGCTGTAGGTATCTGGGAACCAATTTACCTTTTGGGGGTAGACGATGTCGTCAAGCAGTTCGACGTTGTCCGTGGAGGCTGTGCGGTAGTGCGTGAGGTAAATCATTTGCACACCTCAACCACTTCTTCCATAGAGGCAGGCTCTTTGGTCTTGTTAGCCATTACAAGGTTGTGCAACTCCTGAACGGACGCGGGTGACCACTCTTTGCTGATTTCGTCGGCTATGCCGTAGAGGTCATCAAAGTACATCAGCATGACCAACCCGTCAAGGCTGTCCAATCCAATGTCTGCAAATTGGTCATCCATCGAATCTGCAATGGCGACCTTGACGTGCGCGGGTCTTGCAACCTTTGCCACATGGTTAAAAATTTCTAAGAAGTTCATGTTGCCGTTTCCTCAGTAGGTTGATTGACTGCTCCGACCAGTGCTGATGCCCAGTCTTGCCAGTTCTCAAATACATAGGGGCCGGGGATACCTTCGTTTGTAAAAACGTCGATAGCCTTTAAACCTGCCGCCCACTCTTTCCACTTCTCTTCGGGAGTGTTTGACGATAACTGTTGCGCTGCATACGCCTCGCACATCAAACTCGTCCAAGAGTCCCATGTGTGATACCGAGGGTCGTATACAACCGCAAGAGCCATATTAGTTTCCGAATGGTCGGGAGTCGCCAAGCGTTACGCTTAACAGCACCTTACCCATCTCAAAATTTCCACCGCTGACGTTGCTTCTAAAACGCAAGCGAATCTCACGTCGTTGCTGGCGCATATCAATTTTGCCAGTGTCAGGGTCAAACGTATATTCTTGCGAGGCGACGTCCGCCGACTGCGCATACGGGCGACCAGTCACTTGAAAAGTCATCTCGCCGCTTTGGATAAAGTCAGGCTCAACACGTTCCAAATTCACCCAGAAGTTATCGCCCACGGGCGCGGTCTGGGCAGGCCCGCCAGCCACAAAGCCCAAGTCGCTAGTTTGGAAATAACTGTCAATGGCGTTGGATGATTCAAAAACCACCTCATCAGTGCCAATCTCGTGCTGCCAGAGGGTAACCCTGCCTGCGGTCGTATTGAACGACACAGGGACGGTTGCAGACGCCGTGGCGGGGTTATCCAAGGTAATGGTGAAATAGTTGGGCGTCGCGCTTGGTGCAATGGCAATTACAAGCGAAATGTCCGTGATGCCAGCGCCGATGACTTGTTGGCCCAACAATACCAAGTTGGTAATTGGTATTTCAATGTTGGCATTGCCGTTTACCGTGGTGGCAGTGGTGGTAAAGACTTCCGTCAATTCACTCAAAGTTGTGCCTGCGTTAATGGGGTAATGGAACACTTGGGAGAAGTACCCAGCAGTGCGATAAGCACCCAAAGCGCCGCCAACGTCATACCAGCAGTCTTCGCGAATGTTGTAGATGATGCAGTTGTTGCACTCTTCGGAGTCACCTGAAGGATAGAACCACCAGATTTCTCCAAAGCGAGGAACCTTGTTTGCAAATACTTTTTGCCGCTGGTTGTAGTTCAGGTTGTCAAAAAAGAAGTTCTGGTTAAATGTGTTCTTGATTTCCTTGACTACGCCGTTGTACAGCAAGAAGCGGTCAACGCCAATCCAGTAGTAGATGCCGTCGTACTCAATGACGCTTTGGCTAGACAGGATGGATGACTGGCTGGTGATGATGTCATAGCGCCAGTAAAAGGTCTGAGCAGAGCCTGCAACCGTTACGGTAGTGGGCGTGTAGCTGACGCGAATCAGCGAGTCCAAAGACCAAAACAAACCTGAAGGAGAGTTTGAGCCTCCTCGAACTGGCAAGCCTTTGACAATCTTGGTTGCCGCCACGTTGGTCTCATTGGCGTCTGCGCCGTTCCAATTGAATGGATTGCCTGCGGTGCAGTTCTTGATTAGGCCATTGTCGCCATAAACAAAGACGTAGGGGTGAAGCACCACCACGCCGCCTGAGACTTCAATTAGGTCACCAGTTGGGGTCGAGCCTGAAGTATCCGCCAAGGGCGACATTTGAGTGCCACTGATGCTTCCAGCAAATACTGGGGTGTTCACAATGGCGTCAATCTGAGCAAGGTTTTGACCGGGATGCGCCACCAGCAATTGGTTGCCAGAACCCTGCGAATCAAACATGGAATCAAACTGCCACAGGTTTAAATCGCTCGGAGTAAAAAAACCTTTGGTCGTTGCTACTGGTACAGAGAACCCAGAGCCTGTACCGCCAATACTTGCTGCCGTTGCACTCAACACGTCGCCTGCGTTGTAGTAATTGCCAACTGTGGTCACGGTCACAGTAATAACAAAATTTCCCGCAACAACGATAGTGGCTAGAGCGCCAGTACCAGAACCGCCAGTTAAAGGGACAGCGGTGTAGGTTCCGTTGGTGTACGCAGAGCCACCAGTAATTGTTCCCAAAGTAAGAATGGGAGCGCCAAAATTGATTTGGCTAATACCAGCACCAATTCCGTTGTTGTCGATGTTGACAACCTCAAGGCCATTGTTGTAGCCGTTAAAGACTTGATTGTTTCCGTCTATGGAGTTGACGTATAGGCCACGGGAATATCCCTGTGTGTCGCTTGTAATGGCGCGGTATCCGCCAATCTTACGCGGGCGACCACGTTGAAAACGCACCCAAAGTGCGTCTGTGTAGAAGTTCATGTCGAACACCGTTCCGTCCCGCTGAACGCCGGGGAGCGTGTCGATAGTGAATACCTTCTTGACCATTAGAACGCTCCGCCAGAAATTCCACCTGTGAAGTTGCCTGTTCCAACAATTGCCAATCCAGTTGCTGATAGGGTAGAGCGCAACACGCCCAAAATGGCAATGTTGAATTCTCCAGAAGCGGCGCGGTAAATACCAGTTGAAACCTCGCTTGCAAAGTTCAACGCGGGAGAACTGACTGTGCCGTTAATTAACGAAATAGCAGTAGAGCCAGCCAGCACCGTGTTGGCGTTTACCAAGTTGACGGAGTCGCAAATTAAAGTGGATTGCTGGTTGGAGCCAATGGTAGCGGTTGAGCCGCCAGTGTTTGTGGTCAACGTGACAGTGAAGTTGGACGCGCCACCCACGGTAGCGTTTTGAACGTAGTACACCTGCACCGTTGGGGGAACAATGATGGTGACATTACCCGTTAAGGTTCCTGTGTACTTCTGCACCACGTTTGACGCCTCTGCGGCGGTCAAGGTGTAGGTTCCAGTCAACACAGCCTTGGTCAGTTGAGTAAAGGCAAATTGCGTGTTCTTACCCAAGCCAACGGTATAGAACGTCGTGCCAGAGCAAACAATGATTGCTGAGTCGGTAGGCTGAAAAATCAAGGAGGCAGAACCGTTTATGGTATTGCCACCAGTTCCTGACACAGTCAAAGCACCAGTTCCGCCATTACGCAAGAACATAAACCAGTTGTCGCCAAGTGTGGCGGCAGAATCCAGCGTCAAAGTACCCGCGCCGCCTGTCCACACATAAGTGCTTGAGCGGTCAGAGGTCAATGCGGTGTAGTTTGAAGAGAAGCTGGTTACTGGCTGGGATTGGTTTAGCGTCTGACCAATGGCAATTAAGCCATAGCCAGCAAGGGTCGCGGCGTCTGCACCAGAGGAGCCGATACCAAAAGCAATGATGCCCCAAGTACCTGCGGTCGTAGCGTTGGTGACAATGTAGATGTACTGCGCCTGACCAGCGGCAATCGTGACGATGGTGTTTGCGCCCGTGTAGTCTTTGACTGTTACAGCAACAGAGCCGACGTTGCGAATCAGGGCATCCTGACCGACCGATGCCTGATTGGCGGGAGGCATCCACAACTCGTCTGCGGTGGTGGTGTTCGACACCTCCATGATGCGTGCGGCGGCGTCATCAGTCGTTGTGCCGTTGATGGGCCATTCCAACTGCAAGTCAGTCGTCAGGATAATGCGGCGATACGAAACGTCCGTTGGTTGGACAACGTTGCCTGTGAAGGGTGAATTGAAACTCATAATCAGGTATCCAATACAGTTGCTTGACGGTCACCAATGCGCTGTACGTCCTCTTGCTTCAGGGTCTGAACAATAAGGTCGTAATTCTGCTGCCACATGGGCATCCGCTCATCATTCTTGATGTACGGCATGGCCTGCAATAACGACCCATACAGCAAAGCCTGCGGGGCGTAGATAGTGAACCAATTGGTTTGGTTGGAAGAATCAAGCGGTTGGAGCCGCTCGTAGTACAGAACTTCAAATTCGTAAGCCAGCGCAGGGGAGGGGGCGACCAACCAGTGGGTGTAGTCGTAATCCCCGTAATAAGCGGGCGCACCAGTCGTTGTGGCGTCTGGGGTGAACTCGCGTAGATACTCGTACTTGCGAAGCAGTACGGGCTGTTTCTGACCCGCTACGGTGACGTTGAAGGAGACTGTCTTGTGCCAGCGGGCGGGCTTGTCAAGGATAGGTTGACCTATCGTCATGGTCGAGGTTTGAACCGTTAGGTTGCCAAGGAATTTAATTTGGCTGGCTATGATTTGTTCTGCCAGCATAATAAACAGCGGGATTTTGGCAAGAGTATCGGCGTCGGTACGGTCTAAATAAGACTGAATGTTTTCGACCAACGAGTCGTAAGTCATTACCGATGCGGTTGCCATGTTATTCCTTTAAGCTGTAGTTCATTTTCCCATGAATCAGGCAAAAGGTCGAGTACCTGATTTGTCAATGATAAGCGCAACCCCTCTTGGTTCTACGTCTTCAGTGTTTGGAATGCTGATGTGCGTCCAGCGGTCAAACTCACGGATAATTTGGTCATAGGGTAAACCCGCAGCAATGACCGCACGGACTACCTCATCAGGGGTCACTCCCGGCACTCGGAGGTCAGCCGCGCACCCTTTACGGTGCTGAGACTTGTCAGAACTTCCAACTGCATCATTGACCTGTTTACTGCGGAAGGCAGAGTTAATCATCACAGGCTTGCCGCCAAGGGTTTCTTTGACCTGCTCCAGCAATTGCGCCAAGCGTTGTAGGTTGCTGATTTCTTCCTGTGTCGGGCTGTTGTCAAACTCCCTGTGGTCGGTGACGGTCAGTTCGTCAAGGGTAAAGTGTTTGCTTAGGTTCATTTTATATCCTTCAGTTTCTGAATTTCATTACCCTTGTCTTTGGAGCCTTGAGAACTGCCACGATGAAAGTTCAAAACCGTTCCGCACATGGTAATTAACGACCCAAGCGCCATGTACACCAACTCCTTGTTGGTATCCGGTACACCTTTTATGAATGCAAACCAAGCCAAAAAAATAGTGGCAGAAACAATCCCAATGTCCAGCACATAGGCCGTGTTCTTAGCCAACCACGCTGCGCTGGTGGACTCTTGAATCTTGGCATTCATATCCCGAGCGCTGTCGGTGTTGGCGTTGTTCAACTCAA